TGGATATATTTGGAAATATCTTTATACAATAAAGGCATCAGAGGTTACAAAATTTGAAACTGCAGATTTTATATCAGTCCCTGCAAATTGGTCAACATCATCAGATAACGCGGCGGTAAGAGATAATGCAATTGATGGATCAATTAAAATTGTAACTATTACTAATAGAGGTGTTGGTGTAGGAACTGCTAATAGAACTTACACTAGAGTTCCGATTAAAGGTGATGGAACTGGAGCAGAATGTACAATTGTAATTAATAATGATCAGAAAGTAGAATCTGTAACAGTATCGAATCAAGGTTCTGGATATACATATGGTAATGTCGATTTAGTTGCAGGTAATGTTCCAACTGGAACAACTAGACCAACGTTTGATGTAATTATTCCACCTAAAGGTGGACACGGAAAAGACATTTATAGAGAATTGGGTGCATATAATGTTCTTTTATATTCTAGAATTGAAAACGACAATCAGAATCCAGACTTTATAACTGGAAATCAAATTGCAAGAGTTGGAATTGTTGAAAATCCTCAAGTAAGCACAGGAACTTTATTAACTTTAGATAAAGCAAGTGCTCTTTATGCATTAAAACTTACTGGTACAGGATATAGTTCTGCAACTTTTACAGCAGATTCTTATTTTACACAAACTGTTGCGACAGGAAGTACAGCAGTTGGTAGAGTCGTTAGTTATGATCAAACAACGGGTGTCCTTAAATACTGGCAAGATAGATCACTCGCTGGATTTACAACGGTTGGTGTTGCAATCACAAACCCAACTTATGGATTTGACTTAGTGGAATTTACAAGTTCACCTTCAAGCGGGGGAAGTTTAACTATTGTGCCATCAAGTGGTTCAAATTTAGCAATTCAAACAACTTTTACAGGTATATCAACAATAATAAATAGTAGGACATATTATCTTGGTCAAGAATTTACGAGTGGTGTTGCTCTTCCTGAGGTTAAAAAATACACAGGAAATATAATTTACGTGGATAATCGTCCAGCAATTACCAGATCATCAAATCAAAAAGAAGATATTAAAGTCATTTTGCAGTTCTAAAGAATTATGTCTCAGGTAACTAATCTCAACGTAGCTCCATATTTTGATGATTTTGATGCTAACAATGACTATTATCGCGTTCTTTTTAAGCCTGGTTATCCAGTACAAGCTAGAGAATTAACGACTTTACAGTCAATATTACAAAATCAAATTGAAAAATTTGGTCAACATTTTTTCAAAGAAGGCGCAAAAGTTATTCCAGGAAATACTGGATACACACAACTTTACTATGCAGTAGAACTGCAAAATACATATCTTGGAGTACCGGTTTCTGCATATGCAGATCAATTAGTAGGAACAAAGATAACAGGGCAAACTTCTGGAGTAACTGCAGTAGTAGATAAAATTTTACTCCCAACTGACTCTGAAAGAGGAAATTTAACTCTTTATATAAATTATCTGGCGTCGAATACTCAAAATAATTCAACTCAACAATTTGCGGATGGAGAACTTTTAAGTTGCAATACGCAAATCACTTCTGGATTATTGGGAAATTCTTTAATAGCAGTTGGTCAACCTTTTGCATCAACAATCGCACAAAATGCCACTTCCATTGGATCAGCATTTTCTATCACAAATGGAGTTTATTTTGTAAGAGGGCAGTTTGTAACTGTAAATTCCGAAACTTTAATTCTAGATCAATATAATAATAGACCAAATTATAGAGTTGGACTATTTGTAAATGAAGAAATTATCACATCCGATAGCGATGAATCTTTAAATGATAATTCTCAAGGATTTAATAATTATGCCGCTCCAGGTGCAGATCGTTTAAAAATCTCTGTTTCATTATTTAAAAAATCACTAAACGATTTTGATGATGGAAATTTTATTGAGCTTGCAACTATTAATGATGGAGTTATTAGAACTCAACAAACAACACCATACAATACTGTTAGAGATGAATTAGCAAGAAGAACTTATGCAGAGTCTGGTGACTACTATGTAAATGCATTTGATGCATCTTTAAAAGAATCTTTAAACAATAATCTGGGAAATAATGGTATCTTTAATGCCGGACAATTCACTTATGGTGGTTCAACACCATCAGATGATCTGGCAGTCTATCAAATTTCTCCAGGTAAAGCATTTGTTAGAGGATATGAATGCGAAATTATAAGTCCATCATTTTTAGATTGTCCTAAACCAAGAACAACAAAAACTCTTGAAAATCAATCTTTAAATTATAACACTGGTCCCACTTTAAAACTTAATAGAGTTTATGGATCTCCAAAAATAGGAATAGGAAACACTTACATTTTAAGTTTACGTGACTCTAGAGTTGAATCTGATCAAAAAGTTGCTCCTGGAAAGGAAATTGGTCTTGCTAGAGTTTATGACTTTAGACTTGAATCTGGCTCTTATGATGCTACGAATTCTAATCTAAATCAGTGGAATATTTCTTTGTTTGATATTCAAACAATAACAGAAATAACTTTAAACGAACCCATTAATCTTTCTGTTCCTACCTTTATTAAAGGAAAAAGTAGTGGAGCCACTGCTTTCATTAAAGATGCTGTTGTAGCTGGAACAGCAGTTACAGTTTATGAAAAAACTGGAGACTTTATACTTAATGAATCTTTTATAATTGACGGAATAGAAAATTCTAGGGTTGCAATAGCAGTTACATCATATGGAATTTCAGATATAAAATCTGTCTATGGAATCGTTGGGTCTGGATCTACTTTCTCTGCAGATACTGTTCAGTCAACAGGATTTAATGTTGGAATTGCAACAATCAGTGTTTCTTCAGGTGGAATAAGTACTGTTACTAGTCCCAATAGTTTGTTCCCAGGTAAAATTGTTAGACTGGGTAATTTAGTTCAATATAGTGATCCTGAACATAGAGATCCAATTGTAGCAAAAGTTGTAGGTGTTGCTAACACTACAATTTCAATCTCAGCAGTCACCTCAGTAAGTGGAATTGCCAGTGGTGTTTTACCATCAGTCATAGTCAATGCTACTGATTTTAAAATTTTAACAACAAATCTAGAATCATCCACAGATAATACTTTATATACTAGACTTCCAAAAAATAATATTTCAAATGTTGACCTCACTAACGCAGTTTTAGGAATTAGAACAGTTTTTACTGTAAATATTTCTGGCAACCAAACCACAACAGTAACCGCTGGAACAAATGAAACATTCTTATCATTTGATGAAGAAAGATATGCACTGATTACGTCAAATGGTACAACAGAAGTTTTAACATCTGATAAAATTCAAATTGATAGCTCAGGAACTCAATTATCAATTTATAATCTTTCCACTTCATCGGATACTGGAGCAACTTTAATTGCAACAACAACGAAGATAAAACCAAAGGCAAAGGTAAAAAGAAAAAATAGAGTTAATTCAATTGTAGTGGAAAAATCAAAATATGAATATTCTGGAACCGGATCTACAACTTTAAATGATGGACTTGAATATGGAAATTATCCATTTGGAACTCGTGTTCATGATGAAATTATTTCATTAAACACTTCTGATATTATAGAAGTTCATGGAATTTTTGAATCTGCAGATACTACGTCTGCATCTGCACCAACAGTAGAATTGACTTCAATTAGCGGTCCTACAGCAACAACCTCAGACTTAATAATAGGTGAAAAGGTAACAGGTCAAACTAGTGGTGCAGTAGCAATTGTTGCAGAAAAGATTAATGCGACAAAAATTTCATTCATTTATAAAAATCAAAAAATATTTAAAGAAGGAGAAAGTTTAAAATTTGAAGAATCTTTAGTACAATCCATAGCACAGGTAATTAATTCACCTAGTTTTGATATTTCATCAAACTTTACTTTCACTAATGGACAAGAATCTACTTTTTACGATTACGGAACTATAAAAAGAAAAGTTGGGTTGCAAGAGCCAACAAAAAAATTAAAAATATATTTTTCAAATGGTTATTATGAATCAAATGATGATGGAGACATAACAACAGCCAATTCATACAACACATTCAATTATTCAACGGAAATATCCACAATTAATGGTATTAGAAATACTGATATTATCGATATTCGCCCAAAAACTTCATCTTACAGTGTTGCTGCAAATACAAGATCTCCATTAGAGTTTTATGGAAGAACTTTTAGTGCATTAGGAAACTCTGCTAAGAATATTTTAGCGTCAGATGAACGTATTCTAACATCTTTCTCATTTTACCTTGGAAGAATTGATAGAATTTATCTGACAAAGGATGGAAAACTTCAAGTAAAATACGGTGTCCCATCAGAAAAGCCAGAAAAACCCGTATCTGTTGATGATGCTCTAGAAATTGCAACAATAAATCTACCACCTTATTTGTATAGAACATCTAATTCAACTATTCAGTCATTAGAACACAAAAGATATAGAATGGTTGATATTAAACAACTTGAAAATAGAATTAGAAATCTTGAATATTATACTGCACTTTCTTTGCTAGAAACAAACACAGCGAATCTCTTTATTCCTGACGGGGACGGTTTGAATAGATTTAAATCTGGATTCTTTGTTGATAACTTCACATCACTCTTAGCGCAGGAAGATTCTATTCTCTATAAAAATAGCATAGACATAACAAATAAAGAATTAAGACCAAGGCACTACACCAA